TAACTCCACCCATAGTTCAGATTGATTTGCTTTTGCCATTACTGGCTTACTAAATCTTAGTAGATAGTCCCAGGCGATATTCTTAGCTTGGCTGTAATATGGTGCAACATACGCATATCTGCCATCTTCTTTGCCCTCAATGAGTGCTTTATATATCAACTCATTAATGCAGCTAACAGTCTTACCACAGCGTCTATGCGCTACGATAACTGCCCAACGCTCACTTCTTTCATGGAAATCTAGGAATACATCACGGGGTTGGTAGTCTAACTCTACCTCTTGGACTATTTCTTCCAAGACACCACCATGCGTACAGGAGTCTTTTCATCACCTACTACTTCAGTCCTTGCTAACTTAGGCACAGAGTATTCAACTAAGTTTTGCACTATGTCGCAGGCTTTGGCAGGATTAGGTTGCACAATCCACTTTCCAGTAAGGTCGTCAAATATGCCTTCTGCGGTGCTTTCTATCCATGTTTGTAAATAAGGTATGTTGGCATCAAGTAAGGCTTTAATAGCCTCACGAGCCTCTTGAGTGGCTTTATTAGGCACTCCTGGCTTACGACCACCAGTCTTTTTTCTAGTTTCTTCTACTTTATTATCCATACATTCTCAAGTAATTGATTTGTAAGGGTTTTATTCTACTACAAATTTTTAAGCGATGTCGGGGTCGTGAATTTTGTTCATAGCGTCTGCAAGCATTTGTTTGCGCTTCATACGCTTGTTCTCTAGCTCTTGTAGCTTGTTGTATTTATTAGCTACTTCTAGCTCAGGCTTACGATTGTCTTTTTTGCCTTCTACGGCTGGGAGTGTAGCTGCCATATTCAATCCTTAAAATGTGCTTCTATCTTATTGGTTATTTTAGACAATCTTTCTGGGAAAGTCTTTTGTAATTCAAGAAGCTTTAAAGGAAGCTGTTTATTGTGTTCTTTTGTGGCGGCTACTTCTTCTTTGTTTAATGATTCAATCCAAAATTTGCCACATTCAGCGTTTTTTAAGTTTTCTGGCGGTTTTAATAAAAAATAAGGCATTGCGCCACATAAAACGGCATCTATGTTGCTGCTAGACAATGTATCGTAACTAAAAAATACTCTGCTTTTATTAAGAATATCAATGTATTCATTCTTTGGGTTGTTAATAGTTATTTCTACACAACCTGGTAAATGAGGGCAATCTGCGTATTTTGAGCCTTTGCCTATGTAATAAGAGTTGTATTCTCTTGGCTCATTTCTATTAACATTTACCGCCATGTCTACTATTGGGTAAAACAATACATCGCAATCATCTCGATACAGTATTGAATAAGCCAACGGAAAGTCATCTTTTCCCCATTCTATTGGCTTTCCATCTATGGCGGCTTCTTTATTTAAAAGGTAGCGCACCACTTTTTGGGCGTTTAATGGGTTATTTGTTATAACTTCTGGGTAAATAACAATAGCTTCAGGGTCATGCCCTATTGGATTGCCAAAACTGGTTACTTGTTCTTTGGTGTATATAAACATACTGGCTTGATGTCCAAGTTTGTTTAATTCGCTGCATAAAAAATGCAACATCCAAACACCTGCGCTATTTCTTCTATAAGAAGGCGCTACAACAGTAAATTTCAATTACTCGGCTTCACGCTTACCTAAGAATTTGCCGTAAGCTTCTTCTAACTTAGCTTTGCGCTTGCCTTTGGCATTATCACGCTCAACATTTAAGGCAATTGCCACTGCTTGTTTCTTTGGGCGGCCAGCTTTCATTTCAGCTTTGATGTTCTTACCTACGCTTTGGGCGCTTCCAGATTTGTCGAGTGGCATGGTATTTCCTTATTTCAAAAAGCGTAGTTTATAAAGGGTTGAGTCAATTAGCTGGGCTATTTCGTCAATAATGTTCTGAATTTGTGTTTCTTGCGGCAAATCTTTACGAGCTTCATCCACAAATTTATTCAATGATTCCAAGTACTTAAGTGCATCTTTTGGTTGATGGTACACGCTTGGGAATGTTTTTAGTTGCTCGTAGCAACCCATGTAAGCCTCGACTAAATCGTCTACTAAATCAACGATTCCGTCATAGTAACCGCCTAATGCCTTATGCTGGGCGTAGGAATTAGTTGACCAATGGAAGAAATGGGTATTAGTTGCGCTATGCAACAGGGTTGCGGCAAATAAAGCCATGTTTTCGTTCATATTAACTCTCCATTTCGTAGAATTTTAACACTTCTATTGCTTCTTGCACAGAATTTACTCTATGTAATGGGCCACCTTGCCAATTAGCAAATAACTTAATTTGGTCAGGGGTAAGCTTTTTATCTGCGCCATCTTTTATTTCCATTAAAATGGTTTGGTCAGCATAGCAAACCATAATGTCTGGCATCCCTTTGGCGACCATGTGTAAGTGATGTACCTGTGCGCCATAATCTCGTAGCGCTTTTACAACAAGCACTTGATTTTTATCTACTTTTTTTGCGTATGCCATATTTATTTAGGTTAGTATCTAGTAACTTAACGAGTATAAGGGGTTTTTAATGGCTGGATATTGGTTATCAGACGAAGAGTGGATTAAATCTTGGAAAGAAACAGGAAGCCCACAAAAGTTCGCTGAAAAACACAAGTTTGACATTAGGTCAGTTTATAACCGTAGAAGGTCAATAGAAACCAGATTAGGCATTGAATTGCCTACATTTAACGACCAAAGAATATCTTTAGAAAAGAAAATATTACAAACAGACGGTCATACTCGCAGAGGTTTTGACCTTGAAAAGGGTCGAGTTATTGTTTTTAGCGATGCTCACTTTTGGCCAGATGTAACTACAACCGCTTTTAAAGGGCTTATTGAAGCCATTAAAGAGTTTAAACCTACCGCCATAGTATGTAATGGCGATGCTTTTGATGGCGCTGGCATTAGCCGTCATCCACGCATGGACTTTGAAAAGCTGCCTAGCGTTAAAGAAGAATTAGAAGCCTGTCAGCATTATTTGGGCGAAATTGAAAAAGTGGCTCGTGGCGCTAAATTGTATTGGCCTTTGGGAAACCACGATATGCGTTTTACGGCTAGCGTTGTCAATAATTTACCTGCTTTTGAGGGCGTTCCAGGCACAAGTCTTAAAGAGCATTTTCCTTTGTGGATGCCTTGTTGGTCTGTATGGATTAATGAAGATGTTTGTATTAAACACCGCTGGAAAGGCGGTTGGACTGGCGGCAGAAATAATGCAGTCAATGCAGGTGTGACCATGGTTACAGGTCATACTCATGTGTTATCTAGTATTCCATTTAACGACTATAACGGCACACGCTATGGCGTTCAAACAGGCACTTTATGCGACCCCAATGGTCAACAATTTAATTACACAGAAGATACTCCTAAAGATTGGAATGCAGGATTTGTAATGCTTTCTTTTGAGCGCAAAAAGCTATTGCAACCAGAATTGTTTAAAGTATTTGGTGATGATGAAATGGAATTTCGTGGAAAGATTTATGGGGTATGAAGCTAACACCAGCTATTCTTAAGAATCTATACAGCGCCATTTACTGTATGAAGCCTTTTGATAGGTGGGCTATGCCTTTGCCAGAGCAGATTAACTTTGTGGTGGATAAAGACCCACAGGTAATGGGTACTTATTTATACGATGATGGTGAAAAATGGGAACACACCATTACTATTTCTTCTGCTCGGTGCGGTCATCTTGACACGGTGATTCGTGTTTTGTGCCACGAATGTATTCACATGAGCCGTCACAAGACAAGCAAGTGGACTCACCACGATAAGGAGTTTCGTAATAGAGCGCACCGTATCTCGTCTGAATTGGGGTTTGACCCCCTAGAACTTTAATAGTATCCATATTGCTATTATAGGTAATAACATTGTTATAACACCAAAATAAAGCAACAAGTCATTCATTTGAGTTTGTCAGCTACCAGTTTTGCGTAACCTTGTATGTCATGCCATGAATCATGGTATTTAGGGTCGCCATTAACAATTCTTGCTAACTTGTTGGCAATCATGTCTAAAGACTCTAATTGGTAAGCTTTTAAATATATATATTGCTCACCTTCTCTGAGAATGTCTTTAATTACTTGACTAATTAAAGCAACTTTTTCATAGTCGCCATAGGTTTTTTCTCTTTCGGCTAATGTTTCATTTATGTTCACTCATTTCCCTTTCCAAGTTTCTGATTGACTCGTTCCAACAACTCCTCCTCGGTAATTCCCCATTTATTTGCAAAACCCTTGTGACCCAATCCGTGAACGCCACTATTTCCCCTATGGTGTTCTGGGCATAATGGGATGACAGGGGATGCAGACCGTTTACCTCCAAACCTGCGGATATGATGGAGTTCTGAC